GGTATCCTTGAACAATGGCTGGAAGAAGATCTATCTAAGGCTCTCTCAGCCTCTAGAGAACAAGCTTGGCTTGTCCCTGGATCTACGGTTAAGTTTGAGGATGCTTTGGTCTCTGTGAACTTTCAGTTAGGAACTAGGTGGTATACCAAGTTTCCTACAGCATGGAAGCATCTCGTTAATAGAGAATGGGAGAGAGCAAACTTAGAAATTAAGTATGTTAAAGAAGGATCAGATCAATTCTCCAGATGGTACAAGCAGACTCCAGTAAGAGTTGAAGACTTTATGTTAGCTATTGAGAACTTGGGTAAATAAAATGCCAAACAACAGAGGACTTAAAGGAAATAGAGATCCTGAGACAGGGGATTTTCTCGAAGAAAATAAAGAAGATTTTCCTGAGATCATGAAAGAAATTAAATTAGAGTACCCAAAAGTATCAGAATGGGGGATGCAAGTAGTAGATAAACGTAAAGAAAAACAAGATAGAGATATAGGACAACTTGAATTTTTTCATCCAGAAGATTCTGGACCTCCAGATAAACCAAACCCTTATTTTGGAACTCCAACAATTGAAGTCTACAATCCTGAATTAAAAGGTGAAGATTTAAAAAGAGCTATCCTTGGAGATATGTTACATTACGCACCTTTTAAAAATTCTGAGTTTAATGAATTACGAGATGAACTTAGAACAGAAGTTTTATCAGGTGAAATGTCAGAAAGAAATAAGATAATAGACACTAACGCATATAAAAGAGCTAAAAAACAATTTAATGAAAAGAGACCTTATGAAAAATGGTTTGAAATTTCGAGACTTGATGCGTACATTCGTGGAAAATTAGCTCCAGATAGAAATAATTCTTGGAAAGATAGTTACACTCCTAAACAATTAGGAATATTAGAAAAAATGGAAAAAAGTCTTAAGTGATATTATTGAGAACTTGGGTAAGTAACTTCTTCCATTACAAAATGTATTCTAGGTACATCACTCCAGATCTTCTCTGCTTTAATTGAGACAAACTGTCTATCATCCTTATAGAGAACTCCAGTTAAAGAATCCAAGATTGCTTTAAGGTAGTTGTCTATATCAGAGTTGTTGTCACAATACTTCCCATCCATATCTCTTTTCTTCTTCTTACTCCATGCTTTAGGTAAGGAGACATAAAAGATAACTGTAGCGTAGAGTAGATCCTCGGTCAGAGGTACGTCTATTTTCGCAGTCTGTGCTTCCATATCTCTTTTAAATTGAGTATACCTTTTAGGAAAATGGGTATTCCATCGAGTTACTCTAGGTCTTGAAGCTGGAACTGGATTAATATCGAAGATGTATTCTGGCATTAGGTTTCCCAGAAGTCATAGATCTCAGGTACTTTAGGATAATTAAAAACATTAACTAAGAACCTGGGTCCAGTTGAGTAGCTAAAGACTTTCATATCTGGGAAGCAAGTTCTCTTATAGGGACAGTAGCTACATTCTACACAGAGTTTAGTGTTACCTGATTTTCCATCAGGAACCGTATCATGGCATTGTTCAGGTATCTGTTCCTGTTTAACCATTTTCTTAACATGTTCTATCCTGTCCTCTATAGATTCCTCGTCATACTTAAAGCTTTCTCTATGGACTACCATGTGTCCACTGGTCTTATCTATCGCTAACCATCCTCCTTCATCTGTTTCAAGAGCAGAAGCATAACCTCTTAACTGATCTACATAACCAAAAGGATCATTGTCTCTGATGGTTCCATCCTTAAACTTCTTAAGACCATAGGAACTGGTTGTCTTTACATCTACCAAGACTCCATCCAGTTTACAATCAATGCTTCCTTGTATGTCATTTACAGATATCTTTCTTTGCTTATCAGTTACTTTATGTCCAGAGAGTTCAGCTAATGAAAGGACTAACTCTTCTACCATGTGACCATAGAGAAACTTCATAAGCACATGAGGTAACATTTTTTCCTGTTTAGTTCCTCTCTCCAGTAACCATAGGTAACGATCTGTCTTACCTATGTTGGACATCCTCAGAGTTCTTTTATCTTCTCTCTTAAAAACAACTTGTTCCCATAAGAGATCTTCCATTGATTTCCCAAAGTCTTTAACAATCCTTGTTATGTTTACAAAGTTCTTAAACTCTGGACTGCTTGGGTTGTTGTAGTATTCTAAAGCTGTCCCTGCTTTTCCTTTCTCTAACAATGTATAGATATCTTTAACTACAGTTTCTAGTTCCTTCATAATTCCTCCATTAATGAGTTTCAGCCCAACTACTTCCTACTTTATATTCTCCATCCAGTGGGCAGTTAAGTTTGAAATGTTCTCCTGCAAGCTTTAAACATTTAACTGCTAAGTCTCCGTAACAATGAACATTCTGTATTAATACTTCTGCTTGAATCTCATCATGTATGTTTCCTACAAACTCAAAGTTCAATTCATGTCGAGTAGCATGTTCATCCAGAAGAACCAAAGCTTGTTTCATAACAATGGCTCCTGCTGATTGAAGTAAGGTATTTAAAGCAGCATGTTCAGAGCGTATCCAGATCTTCCTACCATCCAATCCTTTGATGAAGCCTTGTTTAGACTCTCCTATGATGTTTTCTCTGAGTGTCTTGAGTGCTGGGTTGTTCTTCAGAAAAGCTTTCTTAAGGGCTTTACCTTCCTTGGCACTACCACCCACTACCTCTCCTATTTTCGAGTCACCAGCACCGTATAAGAAGGCGTAGATGAATGTTTTAGCTTGGTCTCTAGACTGTAGACCTGCCATTTGTTGATTTGCTGTGTGGATATCTCCTTCCAGGATCTCCTGAGTGTAGTTTGAATCATTTAAATAGTGAGCTAACATCCTCAGTTCTAATCCTGAAGCATCTACACCTACCAGTTTGTATCCTTCTTTTGCAATGAAGAGTTCTCTACACTCTTTCCCATAAGCTGAATAGTTAGCTGGAACCTGGGCTAGGTTAGGACTGCTGTGTGTCATACGTCCCGTAACTGCTCCACAAGAATTAACATATCCATGAATCCTTTCATCGATACCTAAAGCTTCCATCCAGTTCGTTAACATTGCTATTCTTTTCTGAAGCATTAAGAATCTATTGATTAGTTTTGCTTGAGGAATCTCTATATTGTCTAAGACTTTCTCATTCACTAAAGCTCTACCTGTAGGAGTAAACTCTTTAGGTTCCCATCCATAGTGCTTAAGGTGTTTAGCGATCTGTATTCTGCTTCCTAAGTTAAACTCAGGCCAATAGTCCATACCCCAGATACCTTCAGTGTTTCTATAAGCTCCTTTATCAAGTTGATTTTGGTAAGCTTTAGATCTAGAGTCATCCTTCTTGTACTTAATCTTAAGTTCCTTAAGTTCTAAGAAGTCCTTAAGTGGAACAAAGACACTTCTTACTTCTTCTTCTACTTTATAGATTTCTTCCTTAAGAATAGCCATAAGGTTAGAAGCTTTTCTTAAGTTAAATCTCCAGCCTACTCTAGTTTGTCTTGAGCATATCTTATGTATCTCTTGTTCAAGAGCTAAAGATTCTTTCTCTATTCTTTTTCTTAATAAAAGATAAACTCTTTTGCTTATCTCAACATCTTTAATACAATACTCTCCCATCTCTTTAGTATACTGAGTCCAATCTTCATACTCAGTTTTAAGATATCCTAATTGTTCTCCCCAAGACTTTAAAGAATGACCTCCTTCTCTACTTGGGTTGCTTAATCTTGAGATAACTAAAGTATCTTTAACTTCTCCTTCCCAAGTAAAGTCCATAAGTCTCTTAAGTACAGGGAGATCATACCCTATAATGTTATGCCCTATTAGAGTTTTACAGTTATGTTCTTCTAACCACTTAGGAAACTTAAGTATATCTTTACCTACGAATAATTTATGTTCATCACTCCAATAAGGTATTAAAGGTTTAGCTGAGATACACCAAATGATACTTGGGTCTTTCCCATTTGTTTCTATATCGAAAACAATCTCACTCATATCGCCTCCAAAGAAGGTGGTATTGTTTCTGCTATTCTCCCTGAGTAGGAGTCATATCTAAGGTATCCTGTTTCTCCTGTCTCTCCTGTGTATCTGTTCTTCAGTATCCTTAGAGTTACTACATTCCTTTCTATTTCATCCTCTGCTTGTTGGTTTCTTTCTAAGGCGATAACAATATCTGACAATTGGGCGATACCTTGTGACCCTCTGAGGTGTGAAAGAGAAATTGGACCCCCTTCCTCATGTGGAGTCCCAGGTTGTCTAGATAAATGACTGACTACGAAGAGTCCAATCTTGGTTTCCATAACAACTTCAGCTAACTTAGTCATTAAGGTATCTATGTTTCTTCTTTCATCTATTCTAGAATCACCACTCATTACCAGATTTAAATGATCCAAGACAATCCATTTAATATTCTGAGTCTTAGCCATTAACCTGATACGACTGACTATCTTATCGACATTGAATTCTTTTCCATCGTACAGAGTTAATGATTCTTCTCCATCTGGTCTAACAAATAATCTATCAAAAGCTTTTCCTGCTTTCTCTTTACTGTACTGTTCTCTAACTTCATCCAGATGGTAGGGAACTGAGAGTTCTATCCCTACTAATCCATCTATCGTTCTTTCATTAGTCTCTTCTAGATGTACGATACCTACTTTATCTTCTGTGGTTATGAGGAGATGGTGTTCCAATTCTCGAATGATAGAAGATTTACCCATTCCTGTACCAGAAGTAATGATAACTAGCTCTCCTTGTCTAAAGCCCTTGGTCTTTTGATTTAGGCAGACCCAAGGGTAAGGCACACTTACTGAGGGAGGACGTTCTAGCCACTCTCTCTTGAGGACTGAGGCCCCTTTGATGTCGTCGGGTGTCCAGGTCTTGGCTCTCCACCAACAGTTGTTCAGATCTTGAGCAAGTCCTGCTTGGAGCATGTCGCTGGGATCTTTGTATCCTTCAGGGAAGGACATTATCTTTATCTTTTCTGGACTGAAGATTTCTAAGGCTTGTTCAATTGCCTTGTGACCTGCCTCGTCTGCATCAAAAGCTAAGACGATTTGTTCAAATGACTCTAGAAATTCCAGTGATCCCTTTAGAGAATTAACAACTGAGGTTGCTCCGTTCTTTAGAGAAACTACAGGCCACTTCCCATTGTTTATTTCAGATAAAGAAAGACAATCAATTTCTCCTTCAGTAACCGTAATAAATTTACCTCCTTTCTCGAACAGCCATTCACCAAACAACTTGGTATCTTTGAAATCTCCTTGTATATTAAACTTTTTAGTAGATGTTTCTCTTGTCTTATAAGCTGTGATCTTTCCTTTGTTATCTGTGAAGGGATAGAAATGTTTGGCAATCTTTCCGTCTTGTCCATACTCAATCTTTACCTTATATTTCTTAGCAATAGGTTCTGAGATCTTCCTATCAGTTATAGGACCGTAGACTCCTTCTTGAGGTAGTCTCTCTAGAGTGGTAGATTTATCATTCATCGGATTATTTATAGTCTCATGGTAATCACAGTCTAAAGAAAAACAATTCTTATGATCCTCATAGACTGCAAGGTTATCCTTGCTTAAACACTTTGGACATTGTTCATGTCGTATGAACTTACTCATTTGAATTCCTCTTATGAAGAAGGAAGAACCGCCTGAATCCCTGTTTGACCATCTGCGAATATCAGATGATGAATCAGATGGTATTCTTTCTAATCCTTATTCAAGACTTTGGCATGACTGCATTAATCGTGCCTTAAAAGACATGTGGTCTAGAAATAAAGAAGCATCTGATTCAGCCAGGAGATGGATCTATGATGACGATACATCTCCGATAAATAGTTTTGATAACATCATGCTTTCTTTAGGCTATAACCCTGATGTATTCAGAGAGAAGATGATGATACCTAAAGAACGTATGCGAATTAAAAAACTATTTAAACAACAAGGATTCAGGACAGATCTAATTAAAGATTAAGAACCAGAAAAGAATTCCATATCCTCTTGGTTCTCTTCTCCTACTTCCATAAGAAGAACTCTCTTCATGTAAGGAATTTCCCCAGCAGTCTTGTGGGGTTTAGTAATGTATTCAATCCTTACTGTAGACCCAGGAGGGACTTCCCTATGAAGTTCTTCACCAGCTCTATCAAAGAGAGGAACATCGTAACGACTTGTGAACTTCCTTAAAGGTTGTCCCTCGTACTCTTTAATAACCATGCCTAAAGCTTTAAGAGTTTTTGCTTGCTCCTTAGTTAAAGAAAGTTGTAAAGCATATTTTTCTGTACTCTTTCCTTGGTACAGCTCATGCTTTGTAAGATGAGAATTGAAGATAGTCTTACCTTCGATTAAAGCCATATGTATCTCCGTCTATTGGTTAATGGTTTGTTGCTCGTGGTGTTCTCCCAAGATAGGAATGTCTCTATCTGTGTTCATAAAGAAAAGCATTAAGAGTTCAATTGCTTCATCAGCATGAGGGAGTTCACCTCTCTCACTCTTAACCTTACAAATAGTAGTGGAGTTAAACCCACTAGCTTTTGCAATGTCAGTTAAAGAACAATTAGTATCTGTTTGAATTTGATTAATCAGGACTGACCAATCAATTTTCTTTAGGGGAGATTTCAATCTCATTGGTTTATACCTTTATTGTCTATAGTTTAAAAAGACCTCTGAGTCCAAGAGGGTAGACTCAAAGGCTTAGAGAAGCAGCCCCTATAGGAGGAAGGGAGGAACTGCTTTGGAGCTACTTCTTCTTACCGAATGAGTTCCCTAGTAGAATACTCACTCCGCCAGATATAGTAAATATCACACAAGAAAAAAAGAAGTTTTGATATATTTGTAGCATGATAATGAAGAAGCCAATGGCTCCAACAAGTAACACAACTACGAAATCTGATTTCATCTGAAAGTAATAGATGAGCCATAGAGAACCAGGAAGAATAAACTTCCAGTCAACATAATCAGTATCAACAATTTTAGTAACAATGGCAAGGAATCCATGACAAATAGAAGGGAGTATAATATTCCTTTCAAGGTTTCCATCTTTACCTCCAGCTTCAGAGATTAGATGGTAGGGCATCAGACTAAGGATGAATCTGACCCCTACCCCTGGTCTTTACTCTGCTGGACTTATGTCCGTCGATACTTCTTCAGCAACATTCATGCCAAGATTCCAGTAGGCACAATGCAAGAGGCACCCCTGACTCTTACATCTATTTCTTATCTACAATCATATCATCTAATCTTCCTACTTCAATCCTTCGATCGAGAAAGTCACTACTGATTTGATTAGAGATAGTAGTAGTCTTTAACTCAGTGATATTTCCTGCATTGAATAATGTAATTTCAGGATCATCATTCCTTTTAGTAAAACATTTAACAGACTCAGAAGGATAAGTGTATCCTCTACATGTGTTTATCTCTCTGAACTCTATGTTGGTTAAGTTACTAAGCGCAGAAATAACTCCACTGAGGTAAGTAGAGTTAGCACCTAATCTACTCTTCAACATGAAATATGAACTCCCGAACTTAATCATGACTTCATCCTGAGTAGAAGGAATCATTACTTCTATATGAGAATGACACTTAGCATCTAGCTCTACTACCTTCTCTCTCTTTATAGCTATTGCCTGCTCTTCTTTAGATAACTCTTCTTGAGGTCCGATATGGCCTGGAGCAAAGTCATGTCCAGGTTTGGATTCCACTTCAGCAGGTTCACACTGTACTACTTCATCTTCATTCATTGATTTATTCCTCTATATAATACTCAGCAAAATGCCGAGTCTTGGTAGTTACCATCCTTTTCTTGATATCGAATCCTTTCTTTCTTAAGTCATAAATTCTAGCTGCTAATCTACAACAGCCAAAACCTATTGCTCCCAGTTGAGTTAATCTTTCTCCTGATAAAAGCTTATCTCTAATTAACTCAATCTGTTTTACAGTCTCCATTACTTTGAAAGTTTGTAGAACTCAGCACAGACATGCTTCATTCCTTCTTCCATTGCATCTCCTAAAGTGATCTTCATTTCTCTTTCTTTAGCTGCGTCTTGAACTTGTCTGAATTCGTTCAATACATCCAAATTTACCTGTGAAGATACGAGTCTCTTTTCTGGTGCTGATCTAAATTTCATAATGATTTCCTTTAGTTACAATGATACATAGCAAATACAGCTTTCTCTATCCCCATAGAATCTTTAGCGTACCTATGAGAGATAACTTCATCCCCCCAGTATCCTTCTATTCTTTGGGATGCAGTGTTGATCCAAACTTCTGGTCCTCCATTGCCCAGCATCAGAATCTTTGCTCCTGTTAACTTTCCATCTCTACCTGAAAGGATGTATTGAATCTCTAACATATCTTCTAGATATTCAGATCCTTGGTATAGATAGTTGTGAGTGATGTTGT